CGCGAAGAAGTGAAGAAAGAAATAAAAACCGCCATGGATGAACATAAAAATGAAACGAAGGATAATTATATCAGAATTGATCAAGTACCGGGTTTAACACAAAAGTTGGATGCAATTAGCATTCAACTTGACGGCTTGAATAAAAGGTTCGACAAGTTTGAAGACAAGTTTATTTACGGAAGGAAATAGTTATGAAAGAATTTTTTAACAACTCTGCATTTAAAACTGTTCTCGTTGTGGTTCTATTTGCAATAGTTTCAAATTACATAACACTCGGATGGTTTGTTGAAATATCTTCCTATGCAGTAGGATTAGCAAAAGGAACGCTCGGAATATTTCTGTTTTGGGTTTTCGACAAATACGCCGTTAAAGAAATTGACACGATCACAGAATTGAAAAAAGGAAATGTTGCTTATGCGATATACTTACTTGGCATTGCTATCGTTATTGCTGCTGCTATGCTCGGAAGTTAAAGGGCAAAAACATCTGCAGATTGCTGAAACATTTGTTGGTGTAACCGAAGCAACTGGAAAGAATGATGGACCGGAAATAGAAATGTTTCTTCAGTCCGTTGGCAGAAAGAAAGGTGATTCTTGGTGTTCGGCATTTGTTAGTTATTGTTTAACAACCGCAAAAGTAAAAGAACCAACAGTAAGAAGTGGACTGGCACGAGCATTCAAGAAAAGCAAAGGATTAATTAACGCGAATGATGTTTTACGCGGAAGTAAAAAAGTTGAAGCCGGTTCGATTGTCGGGTGGGAAAAAGGAAATACAGTATTCGGTCACATCGGATATGTGAAAAGTTGGAATAAACAACATGGAATTACTATCGAGGGTAACACTTCGAGCGGCGTTAAAGGTTCTCAAAGTGATGGTGACGGCGTTTACATCCGTTCGCGATCAATTCAACCAGCAAATTATTTTAGGATAAGATGGTTCGTACCGGTTACATATTGATTCTCATAATCATATTACTGATTGCTTTCGGTTGTTCGTCCAACGAAACAATTATTAAGGATAAGAAAATCGAAATGATTGTGCCGGGCATTAAAGATACTGTTCCGGGTACATTCAAAGAATTTCCAAAAGCAATGTTGGACAGCATTAAATTTTTATTTGAGCAGCTTCCGGATAGCGCGGTTATTGAAGGCGAACTGAAATTGCCTAACAGTGATAAGGCAGGTAAAATTAAGTATAAACCAAAAACGAATGAATTTATTGCTGATTTACCTCCTCAAAAAATTGATACAACTTTTACAGATACAACATCAATCGTGGAGAAGAAGCAAACAACAACAACCGAAAAGATCGGATATGCTGCAATCGGAATAATCATAGTAGTAATGTTTGCCGTTGCTGTTTTTATTGGTTCCAAATTGATGGTGTTTTAATGGCTGAGAATAAGTGGTTTGATGATCAAGTATTATCGAACATAAAAAAGAAAGTGGAAGCCAGGATGGACTTAGCTTGTGAGTTTACCGAAGGAAATATGAAATTGATTACAAGCGGTCATGTCGGTAATGAACTAAAAGCAATTGACAAAGGTCAGTATCTGAATTCATTTGTGCATAAAGTGGAAGTAACTCCGGGTGAAATTCTTGGTGTTGTTGCAAACTCAGCCGGGCATTCGCCATATATAGAATTTGGTACCGGAAAATATGCAGAAAGCGGTAACGGTAGGCAAACGCCTTGGGCTTGGCAAGATGATAAAGGAGAATGGCATTTTACACATGGAATGAAATCAAGACCAATAATGAGAATTGGATTTGAAGAATCTCAGACGGGTATAAAACAAATTCTTGGTGTGCAATGAACATCGGATTAAGAACGGCGATTTATGCAAAATTGATAACCGTACCTGGTATTAACGCCTACATAGATGAAAACAACAAAGGAAATGTTTTCTATAAATTAATTCCAAAAGGTTGTGATGCTAAATGTGTTTTTCAAGAATTAACCAATCCCGCAGATCTCCGGGATAACAAAAACATAAGGACGGAATACTCGATTGTTGAATTCTCATTTTATGATGATGATCAGAATTCCTTAGTAACAATGGTAACAAATTTTAGAAATGTTTTTGATGATTGTGAAAGTACATTGACGGTTCCCGGGTATCAAGTGATTTCTGTAAGGTGGCAACTTACACGAGATAGTTCATTTGAAGAAACAAACAAAATTATTGTTCAATACAAAATCAGATTAAAAAATATAGGAGTATAAAATGTCACAAACCTATGATCATGGCGAACTGAAAATTGATGACACCGAAGTTGGTGTATTCGATGTTACAATGAATGTTGCTCATACAGAACATGACGCGACAACAACAACAACGCCTCCGGGTGAAAGCGAATTTGTAGCCGGTAAAAGAGTTGTTAGTTTCTCATTCAGTACCTACAAAGAAGCTAATACTGATGATTTAGCTTTGAAAACCGCAAAAGCCGCGACATTGAAAGTCCGGAATGAAGCCGGAGCGTTTAACAGTTACGCGGGTAATTTAATTTTATTCTCAAAGGATTTTGCCGGAAAGATAGACGGTTTGGATGTAATGAAGTACAGCGGAAAAATAACCGGTGCGTTCACAGAATCTAAAGGAGCCGGTACATAATGCGTAATAGTGAAACTGTTGATTTGCTCAATACTAAAATCCAGTTGTTCGAAAGAGATGCTTTTGATATAAGAGTATTTGAAGCATCATCAAAAAAAATGGGCGGCGAATTCATATCAGCTTTATGTGTTGTAATACGCGATTCATTAAAGCATAACTGGAAAAATATCCGGAATCCTTTCAAGCGTTGGGTACTAAATAAAAGATATTCAATAAAAAAACTCATACAAAAACTTTCCGACCGGGAAATATTGCTGTTAACCAAAAAGATTTATGAATTGGAGAAGCTGGAAGATTCTGAACAGTATCATTATCTCAGATACCGCTTAAAAGAAATATCTCTTAATGAGTACATCGAAATACTGAAGCAAAAAAAAAAGTTAATCGAGGAATTAGCCGAAGTAGAGCAAACGCTGTTATAAGGTTTTTAATCATGCAGAATATGGGAGTGAAGAAAGAATACCAATCAGCGAATACCGGGAAAAAGTTTTAGAGGGTATTGAATTAGGAAAGTTGTTAAGTGGACGTGAATATACTGCAGAGAATAACGAAGATCAGTTATCAATACACCGTAAACGAATAGCATACTTTAGAAAAAAAGGATTATTAAAGTGACGGATTCAAACGCAGAAAAACTTGGTGAAATTTATGTTTTGATTAGAACTAAGACCGATCAACTCGAAAAAGAGGTTAAAGATTTACGCAGTAAAATGGACGGTCAAGCCGAGAGTATGGGAAAATCCTTTTCAGAAAAGTTTACAAAATTCCTTGCACTAACCGGCGCGATAACCATTCTAACAAACTTCTTTAAACGTTCAATTCAAGCCGCAGCCGAGGAACAAAAAGCACAAGCTGCTTTGGCCCAACAATTAGGTTTTACATCAAAAGAACTACTCGATCAAGCTTCTGCTCTCCAAAAATTAACTGTTTATGGAGATGAAACAATTGTAAGCGCCCAGGCAATGATTGCGGCATTTACAAAAGATGAGCAAAAAATTAAACAATTAACAACAGCTACTTTGGATTTAGCAGCAGCGAAGGGAATGGATTTGGTTAGCGCGGCTGATTTAGTGGCAAAAAGTTTCGGATCAGATACAAATGCACTTGCAAGATATGGTATACAAGTCGATGCAACATCCGGCTCTACTGATAGATTAATTCAATTGACACAAGGCATCACAAATCTTTATGGCGGCCAGGCTCAAGCTCAAGCTAAAACTTTTACCGGAAGAATGGAACAGATGAAAAACCGGGTAGGAGATCTAGAAGAAAGAATTGGTTATGCATTGATACCTACAATTGAAAAGTTAACCAACGCAATGAACGATGTTGTAACCGAAGGTGAAAAAGCGGATGACTTTTTTAAAGGAATTGCTGTGGCTGGAAGAATAGTCGGATCTATTCTTTTAATAATAAAAACATCGTTAACACACATTGGTAGTTTATTAGGTACTATCGGAGCATCGATATATGCTTTAGCCACAGGGCAGTTTTCACTAGTCCCGACAATTATCAAAAACGGTTTTGATAAAATTGAAGGAAATGTTGAAGGATTTATATCCGGTATAAAAGATTTGTGGACAGATCTGAATGAGGAGGTTTCAAAAGACGCTCCAAGAACAGTAAGAACAATTAAAACCAATACAGAAAATTTAGTAAGTGAATTATCCGATTCATTTAATCAGTTTCTTGATGCAGTTGATAAGTATTACGAAGAAATAAAGTTTCTCGATGAGAATTACTTCCAATGGAAATCTGAAAAAATCATTCGTCAAGGAAAGGAAATGCAAGCCGCGGGTTTAGCTGAAGTTGAAACTCAAAAATGGATTAATGTTCAGTTACAAAATTTGATGGATGAAAAAGAGAAATTTTTTGATCGGGACTATATTTATGGCGATCCTGGACACGCTTATCAAGATAATGCGGAACGCTTCAGTTTTTTTTGCCTGGCCGCGCTTGAAATGTTTATGCAAATTGGCTTTTATCCCAATGTGATTCATTGTCATGATTGGCATACCGGCCTCATCCCCGCATATCTGGAAACCTTGTTTCGGAAAGATTTGTTATATAGGCCTATTACCACGGTTTTCACGATCCACGATCTGATTCACCAGGGGGGATTTTCGCGTGAAACGTTGAGCGTGACCGGGCTTCCTGAATCGGTCTATAACTCTGAAGGTATCGAATTTTACGGTGGAATCAGTTTTTTAAAGGCCGGTTTGATCTATGCCGATATTTTG